ATTGGCCGCGCTAGGGTTATGGAAAGAAATAAAACGAAAACCGGTATACCCAGAAATTGAAGCAAGTGCGCTGGCCGCCTTGCGTGAGAAAGGTTTGAGCGTGCGGCAAATTGCTGGTATATACGGCGTATCCTATACATTTGTTAGAAATCGCTTGCTAGCTGCTGGGGTGAACCTTGAAAGAATAAAAACTAAAAATAAAATTATCTATGAATATCAAAGGGGAATTAATAAATGAGTGTAAAGGTAGACATGGGGAACGGTAGAGTTTTTACATGTGAGCAACTAGCCAGCGCATTAACGCTGGTTATTGAAAACATGATTTTGAAACCAAAAGTAACGCAAGATAGATTTTTAATTACGCTTGAATACAAATATCATAAGGACGGCAAAACGAAACGATTGCGGCAAGGGCTTTCCAAAATGGTAATGGAAGCGTTTAACGGAACGATTGAAGCATACATTTATAACGTACGGCAACAAATAAAGGAAATTATTGTAAAAGGGGAATTATACGATGAAGAATGAGCAAAAATGGTTATTGCAAGAAATGTATAACGAAGGTTATCGCGATATTAAGATTGAAGGCGTTTATGCGTTCTTTGTAAATCCAACGTTTATTGAAAACGGCGGTAATTTCAAGATACGCGATCATACCCCAAGAATTCCATGCAAGGTGCTGGGGTTAAATCCTAATACCCGTAAATATTCCATTGCATCGCTATTGGGCATCGTGGAATGGGAAAAGGTACCAGTTGATACGCCGATAGTTGTTTTTCGGGATTATGGAGAAATAAGAAGTTATTTTGCTGGTTACAAAAACGGAAAAGTTTTGTTTTTTGTTAGCGGTACAACAAGCTGGAGCAATCCAAGCGGTAAATTAGGAATTAAAGAAGCTGATTGTGAAAAAGTCGAATTAGCGGAAAGATTAACGGTGGTTCCTTATGGGCGTGATTGATATTACATTAAAAGGACGGCCGGCAACTAAAAAGAATAGCGGGCGTATTATATCCAGAAACGGAAAGCCTATTATAATACCGTCGGAAGCCTACAAGAATTATGAAGATGCTTGTATGTGGCAATTAGCCGGGAAGAAATTGCATATATCTGGCATCATCGTTGTTGAATGTAAATACTATCTACCGAATAAAAGAAGTTGGCCGGATTTAATCGGGTTACTGCAAGCAACTAGCGATATATTAACAAAAGCGAAAGTTATCGACGATGATAAATGGATATGTTCATATGGTAATAGCTGCATCGCTGGTATTGATAAAGATAACCCAAGGGCAGAAATACGCATCATGGATAGAAAAAATAAAGTATTGGAAGCGTTGTTGAAATGAGGGGTAATAAATGGAACTACTAAACAGGATTAAACGCATATTTGGATATAAACGATATAATGCGGACGTTATTAAAATTAAGCGATGCATGCCGGGTGTATTATTGCCAAAAGTTGGCAGCGTAGATGCTGCTGGCATGGATTTTTATCAACCGGAAAGTGTAGTGATTGAACCGCATCAAACGCAATATGTAACGCTGGGGTTAGCGGTAGAAATTCCAAAGGGGTATATGTTGATGCTGGCGCCACGATCTAGCATGAGCAAAACGCCGTTAATTATTCCGAACTCATTCGGGGTGATTGATGCGGACTATAGGGGCGAAATTAAAGCAATTCTATACAATACCAGCGATACGCCGTATTTAATCCAAAAAGGCGATAGATTAGTACAGGGTATTCTTGTACCAGTTGGGGCATTAAAACTGTTAGAGGTTGCGCAATTAACCGAAACGGTGCGCGGTACCGGTGGTATTGGTAGCACAGGAAAATAACTATGATTAAATTGTTGTTTGATGCTGCATTGATTTTTTCGCTAGTGATAGCATTAATAAAATTAGTATCAGTATTTACGATGTAGTGGATAAGGGGCAATATAAACGCCCCTTTGATACAAATAGGCGAAAGGGGAAATGTGTAATGCCTATTATTGATCCGATGTATCTATATTTGATTGAGGTACTACATAATTTAGACGTGCTTAATCAAGGTGTTTCCATCATTTTAACGATTGGATTAAGTGCTTTTTCTTGTATTTGGCTTTTAGAGGACGATGTAAGGGAACTATCCAAGCCGCATAAAGGAAAAATCATTGCGTTATTTGTGGTGTTCGTAATTAGTGGATTAATAGCGTTATTAATACCTACCAAAGATGCAATGTATAAAATGCTATTGGCGCATTATGTAACAACTGATAATATCCAACTTGTAAATGATGCAATCAAAGTTAATTTACAGGACTATTTAAACATGTTAGGGGAAACGGTTAAGAATTTACGATAATGAACCATACGGGGGAATAAATGACGGATAAAGAATATAGAGAGATAGGCAAGGAATTCCTAGAACCGATTAAATTAATATCAATGAAAATCAAATCATTGAAAGAAGATCTAAAGCGTTTACAGTCAGATGTAACGACGATAGGGGCCATTGATTATAGCAAGGAACGGTTAAGCGGTGGCGGAACGCCGGGCGGGTTAGACCGGCAAATTGTACGGCTTGAAAGTAAACGTGATGCCGTAAAAGAAGAAATAGGCGCATTAATTGATGAACGGGAAACGGCGGCGGATATCATCAACAAATGCACCATAGGGAAAACTAATATATTATTAATGCGTGAGTACATCGACGGGGAAAGCGCAAAATATGCTAAAAGTTTTACGGATTTAGAAAAAACGCAATCCAGCGAATTAAAAACGCTAGGCCTTATTGAAGTAGGAAAATTTTTACATGAAACGTATTACCCTAGCATATATACTGCTAAAACGGTACAAGTCGGACTACACCGAACTACATCGGAATAATACGGAAACGCGACATATAGTATAATTATATTGTCAAATGATGCTTAAAAGGTCATTGGCGTAATTCTCCTATATGAACACAATGCACAGGGGAACTTTGGGCCGTTCCCCTATTGTGTATTGTAAACCGATACCGATAGAATTCCTTTCAAACATACACAATGCCATTGAGAACAATCCTATCAAATATAAATATGTACTACCAAGCACAACAACAATAAGCATAATAAACCTAATTTCATGTGATCCATATCGGTATTGGTTTAGAGTACACATATAAGCATTGAAAACTGGGGCCGTTCGGTTTCCTAGGAACTAGGCCACAGGCCTACGCCGTGGCGAGTGCGGCGGTATGGCTCCGGTTTTGAGTGTTTAATACAACAAAAATGAATAAAATTATAAGAATATGAGGTATATCCACGGCGATATATCTCATTTTTTGTATAAAAGTAACATTTGATTATTGAAAACTGAACATAATGCACATTTTTTATTTTAAGAGATATCACCTTTCATAGTTTCCAGTGATCTTTTAGTGTGGCGTGTTCGGTTTTGAGTAATTAAAAAAGCCGCCCTGTGTAGGCGGCCTTTATTTTGTTATTCGTAGTAGTGGCAAGCAATAACTTCGTTTGTGTTATTGTCGATTAATTGCCATTCAAAACCGAAACTCATTGTACTGATGAAATCGGAAGCATCTGTTTTGTTTTCGAATTTCCATGTTTTGTTTGTGTTTACATCTTTAAGTGTTAGCATTGTAATTTCTCCTTTTTGAATACTTGCGTTTTCTGATGTATCTTATGGCTTAATTATACTTGCGTTTTCGCAAGTAGTCAATAGGGAAATTAAAAATTTTTCAAAAAGTTTTGTGAAGGTGGTGAAAAGCTAGTGAATATCATATGTACCAAGTCGAAATGTCTTAATAACAAAGGCGGAAAATGCATAGCCAACGAAATATATTATGACGGATTATGTCAAACATATTGCACTAGCCAACACGCCAGCAAGCAACATGCGGGAATATGCCAACGATCACATGGCAGAATGAAAAGTAAAGATAACAACATACTACGATAGGGGGTGAAACAATGGCGAAAACAACGTATAAGGATTGGGAAGCAGAAGAAAGGATATTGCTTTTACAAGGCTGGGCGCGCAATGGTTTAACGAATGAACAGATTGCAAGCAATATGGATATTGTTGTTTCCACCCTTTGGGAATGGCGCAAGAAATCACCGAAAATATCAAACGCCTTAAAAATAGGAAAGGACGAAGCAGACATACAAGTTGAAAATGCACTTTACAAAGCAGCACTTGAAGGAAATACAACGGCCATGATTTTCTGGCTTAAAAATCGACGTTCTAAAGAATGGCGCGATAAGATACAACAGGAAATTACAACGGAAAGCGCCGTTAAGTTGGTTATTGATAATAATGAATTGAGTGATACAGATGAGTAAAACAAATCTGTTTCGCGATGTGATACGGCCAACACCAAAACAAAAGGAATTTTTAAGGGCAGTTAAGCAAAATATATATACACTATATGGCGGCGCTGCTGGTGGTGGTAAATCATATATACTCCGTTGGGGTTTAATATGGCTTTTAATTGACTGGTTTATTAAAACGGGAATTAAAGGCATACGCGTTGGGTTGTTTTGTGAAGATTACCCAAGTTTAGATGATCGTCAAATCTCAAAAATCAAAATGGAGTTTCCAGAATGGTTAGGAACTTATAAGGAAAGCAACCATGAATTTACATTAAATGATGAATTAGGCGGCGGCGTGATATGTTTCCGTAATCTTGATAAACCTAGTAAATATCTTTCTAGTGAATTCGCTGCCATTGCTATTGATGAATTAACCTTGAATAGTCGCGACGTGTTCGATTTCTTGCGCATGCGGCTCCGTTGGACTGGGATAAGCGATACAAAGTTAATCGCTGCAACTAACCCGGGCGGCAAGGGCCATATGTGGGTTAAGGATTTATTCATTGATAGAAATTTCACAAAAGAAAGAGCAGCTTCAAAGGCTTTC